CATGAAAGATGATCGCGGTCTTCGCGTTGCAGCGCAGGGTACGCAGTTGGTTATTCCAACAGCTTACACTTTTGTTGCAGAGCGTTTGCTGGAATCTCAGCTTCGCACTGCTACTGCTGACAACGATATCAACGCGATTCGTCAAGGTGGGTATCTCCCAAAAGGCTACCACATTATGCGCCGTCTAACAGACAGCGATCAGTGGTTTGTCCAAACGGATATTCCTGATGGTCTGAAAATGTTCCAACGCTCGCCTATGAAAAAAGGCATGGAAGGTGACTTCGAAACTGGCAACGTGCGCTACAAAGTGCGTGAGCGTTACAGCTTCGGTGCTACTGACTGGCGTGGGGTCTTCGGATCACAAGGCGCTTAATTACCTAACTTCTCCTCTCTGTTAGGTTTGATTGAGGCGGTCTTCGGATCGCCTCTTTCTTTTTGTTTGGATGTGATGTATATTTTTTGGAAGGGCATCATATCAGCTTTGTAGACAGGTTTACTTGCCCACCTGACGTTGCATAGACTGCAAAGCAAATCCTTATGCAAAAAGGTACTAAAAATGGCTAATACTACATTTACAGGTCCAGTTACTTCCACCAATGGCTTTATTGGTGACATCATTGTTCCTACTTACACAGTTGCAAATGCCCCATCTGCCTCAGATGCTGGAGCTGGTACGGTTGTATTTGTTTCCAACGGCGCGGCGGGTGCCGCTATCCTAGCTTTCTCTGACGGAACAAACTGGAAGCGTTCTGACACTGGTGCTACAATCGCAGCAGCATAAGGAAGTAGGTTATGAGTAGGTTCAAACCCGCATCCGAAGAAGAACTAGCAGCCCGAGGAATCGGTGTTGTTAAAGTTCGCGCTCGAAAATCAGATGGCACACTTAAAGCTGACGATCCATCCACGCCTGATGTAAATGAGGCTTGGGAAGACGCTCCAGTTGCAAAGAAACGTGGCCGTCCTGCAAAAAAGAAGGACTAGCAAATGGCTGACATCGTATCAGTAAAAAAGCTCAGTGATAGCACCAGAGAGGCCGTGTTTGCGTTCCAATATCAATATGTTGATACTGGCGACGAAAGTGCTGTTCTAAAGATTGATGTTTCTACACTCGCCCCTAACGCGAATGGAGAAGCTTGCACGGCTGTTCGCATCATCGAAGGATGGTGGGTCATTAAAAGCATGACCGTGAGGATCTTGGCAGATGCTGACGTAGACATAATCTTGATGAATATTGGTGACGACGATATTGGTTATCACGATTTTTCAAAGTTTGGTGGCCTTCCTTCAACGAAGTCGTATGGAACAAACCCAACTGGGGATGTGAAGTTTACGACTGCTGGCGCAGGAGCAGTAGGAGACTCATATCAACTGGTTCTAAGGGTAATCAAAGAATACTAGGAGTTTTCAATGGCAACTTCAGGGACCGTGGCGTTTCAACCAAATGTCGAAGAAATCATAACTGAAGCATTCGAGCGTTGCGGTATTGATACCCAAACTCAAACTGGTGACAAGGCTGTGTCTGCACGGCGCAGTCTCAACCTACTCTTCTCTGAGTGGGCTAATAGGGGTATAAACTATTGGGCTGTAGAGCAGCAGACTTTGACTCTTGTTAATGGAACGCTGCAATATACACTGCCAGTAGGGACGATTGATATCATCGATGCTGTGATCCGCGATACCTCTGGAACAGATACGTCTGATCAGATCATAAACCGTGTATCGATTGCGGATTATAATCAGCTTCCAAACAAAAATTCTGGCGGAAAGCCAAGCCAGTACATGCTTGATAAGCAATACACACCTGTCGCATATTTTTGGCAAGTTCCAGACAAGACAACATATAGTATGGTGTACTGGGCAATCAGGCAGCTTGACGATGTTACTGCTTCCAACCAAGACCCAGATATTCCATATCGCTGGAATGAATGCATATGTGCTGGTCTGGCAAGCAAGCTGGCAATGAAATTTGCAACAGAAAAATTTTCTATTTTAAACGAAATGTATGAACGTGCATTTAGCTTTGCGGCGTCATCAGATAATGACGGTGTATCTCTGAGGGTTCAGCCCACTGCGCTGAATTTATACTGATGGCAAAATACGCAAGAGGAAAAAAATCCCAAGCGATAAGCGACAGAGGTGGCCTAAAGGTTCCGTATACGGATCTTATGACTACTTGGGATGGCCTTCGCGTATCTCCAGATGATTGGGAGCCAAAACAACCACAGCTCACACCCGCAAAGAATGTTGTCGATGCTACGGCACTATTCAATCCGCGCCCAGATACAGACCCCGAAAATGCAGAGGTATTTATAGGGTACAACTTCGACTTCTTCACACCCATACAAGAGCGCCCTCCAGTGGGCATACATGGGCTTGGTGTTGTGTCTCATGGGTCTGTGTTAGAAATGGATATCTCAGTCACTGGAGTGGCTGGTGCTGGCGCTGTGGGTGCGGCCTATCCAAACCCTGCCATCGATCCAGCAGTCGGCACAGGCGCAATCGGTGATTATGAAATTGTCATATCTCTTGATATTGCTGCCACCAGTGTTATCGGCACAGGCGCTATTGGCATATTTGCCACAGCCACTACTACCGACGGCGTGGCTGGTACAGGAGCTATCGGGGATTCATCTCTAAAAGCCTTTGCAACGCCAGATGGAGCAGTTGGTACTGGATCTATTGGGGCTTACACACCGGAAAATGCACTAACTGCGACAGGCGTAGCTGGCACAGGCGCGACAGGAACGGAGACAGCAGTATCTGAAATGCCAGTATCTGGTATATCTGGCACTGGATCTGTCCATGTCATTGGAACTGGTGCTGGTAGTGACTTTAATCTTATTGTTGGTCCAGTCACTGGATTGGGTGGCGTAGGGTCAATTGGTGATAATACTGATACAGATGCTGTTGCAGAGATAACTGAAACAGGCGCGGCAGGCGTAGGAGCTATTGGTGCAGTATTCCCAGCGGCAGGCTGGGGAGATAATGCGTGGGGCGCAGGAACTTGGGGTGATGGATAATGAATTACACGCAATTAAAATCTAACATCGAAAACTTTCTAGAAGATGACAGCGCAGAGTTGACTACTTCTATTGATCAAATCATAGCACAGGCTGAAGAAATGATTTTTCAGCGGTTACCTAATTTACCTTGTTTTAGAAAAAATGCATCAGCGGCCCTAGTACAAGGCACAACAGATTACACTGTGCCATCTGCAAGGATGATTAGACAAGTTTCTATTATTGCTGCAAATGTGACTTCATACTTAAACCACAGAGTAGATTCATATTTGCGAGACTACTGGCCAAATGCTACAACTCAAGGCATTCCAGAGATGTATAGCACTAAAACAGCGGCGATTGGCGGTACAACCTTTACTGTTGCGCCTACTCCAGATGCGACAACATCAACTTATCAAGTTGATTTTATAGCTCCAGAAACTGGATTGAGTTCAAGTAATGCAAATACTTGGATTGGAGATAACGCAGAAAATGTGTTATTAGCAGCGTGTCTTTACGAAGCGTCAGCCTTCCTGAAGGCTGGAGAAACTTTAACACTTTACAAGACACAATTTGACGAAGCAGTGCAATTATTTGTACAAGAGATGCAGCGAGACTACGCAGCAGAATATAACGGAGGTTTATGATGGCTATCGCACAAGCAATGTGTACAAGTTTTAAAGAAGACTTGTTTCAAAAAGAACAGGATCTGGATTCAGATACAATAAAAATTGCGCTGTATACTTCTTCAGCGTCATTAGGTGCTGCAACAACAGCATATACCACAAGCGGTGAAGTTGCTTCTGGCAATGGGTATACAACAGGTGGTGAGACACTTACTTCACCAGTGATTGGTACAAGCGGGACAACAGCTTATGTTGACTTTGCTAATCCAGAGTGGACATCAGCATCATTCACAACTGCTGGCGCTTTGATTTATAACGACACAACGGTAGGCAACAATTCGATTGCGGTTCTAAATTTTGGCGGTGACTTTACAGTTACCTCTGGCACATTCCGCATTGTTTTCCCAGCGCCCGGCGCGGCTGGTTTGATCCGCATCGACTAATAAAAAAGGATAGTACAACATGGCTAGTACCTATGAAAATGACCTTCGCCTCGAAGAAATGGCCACAGGGGAAAACTCTGGCTCATGGGGTACGAAGACCAATACAAACCTCGAACTAATCGCGGATGCTTTTGGTTATGGCGCAGAGTCTATACCAACTAACGCTGACGCTCACACAACAACAATTGCAGATGGAGCGTCTGACGCTGGACGTGCAATTTACTTAAAATACACAGGTACTTTAGACAGTACTTGCACAATTACTATTGGGCCAAATACAGTTAGTAAAATGTGGTTCATTGAGAATGCCACAAGTGGATCTCAAGATATCATTATATCTCAAGGATCTGGGGCCAATATAACTATTGGCGCAGGAAAAACTAAAATAGTTTATAGTGATGGAGCTGGGGCTGGGGCTGCATTTGTTGAAGCTACAGATGATATTTCAGTAAACAGCTTGTTTTTTGGACCTTCAGATACTTTAAATATTCATGGAGACGGTAGTGACAGTTTTATTGATGAAACTGGATCTGGCAACCTCCGTATTCGTGCAAACAACCTGCAACTAGAACAAAGCACTGGCGGTGAGTTGTATATGCAGGCAGCGGCTGACGGAACGGTTAGGCTGTACTATGATGGTTCTCAGCGTTTATTTACAAGCACTAGCGGCATTCAGGTCGAATCAGATAGCGCAGCGGCTCAGGTAATTATTAAATCAACTGAAAGTGGGGCTGGTGATGGTCCTCGCCTTGATCTATATCGTGAAAGCGCCAGCCCAGCCGCTGACGATGATATTGGTCAAATTTATTTCTCTGGCGCGAACTCCGCTGCTGGTAAATCACAATATGCCAAAATTGATACGTTTATCGAAAGCCCTACTGATGGGGCAGAGACAGCACGTCTCGACATTAATCTTTTATCGGCTGGCTCTGGTATTAATATGCTCCGTCTCCGCACTGACTCCGGCGGTGCAAACGGCGAGGTCGTTTTTAACGACTCCAGCAATGACGTTGATTTCAGAGTTGAGAGTGACAACAGCCAGACCGCTCTAAAGGTGGACGGAGGGACAGGTATTGTTTCAATGTCCGAGGGCATGGCGGCTCTCACTATGAGCGGTAACCTTACCTTTGGTGACAACGATAAGGCCGTCTTTGGCGACGAACTTGAAATATTTAGTGACGCAACACACGCACGTATTCGTGAGTACGGTTCTGGGCAGCTTAAAATTCAAGGCGATAATATGCAGTTGCTGACCTCGGATGGTGCATCAACTTATCTTGAGGGTGACGCCTCAACTGGTGCAGTAACACTATATCACGCCTCAAATTCACCTCGCATCGCCACCACTGACAGCGGCATCGATATAAAATTTGATGGCGGCGGCTCCCAAATGGGGCTAGACATCCACAACCAAGGGACTGCGACTGGCGACGATGCGACTATAACATTTGAAACTCAAGGCTCTAGAAGTTTTACGATGGGTCTTGACCGTTCGGCTCTGTCATTTGTTATTGCTGAAAGTTCTACTTTGGCAACAAATCCTAGATTGGTAATTAATGATGACGGCAAAGTTGGAATTAACACAGCCTCTCCAGCAACAACACAACGGTTACATGTGTATAATGCGGCATCTGGAGTTTCAACGGTTTCCACAAACACTGATTTAACTGTCGAAAACTCAGGAAACACTGGACTAAGCATTCTCACACCCGCTGCAAGTAACGGTCAGATTTTGTTTGGTGATCCTGATGATAATGATGTTGGTCGGATACAGTATAACCATCCAAGCGACTACATGGCGTTTTTCACAGGTGCTACTGAGCGGGTCCGCATCACAAATAATGGTGATATGAGAATCGGAATTAGTACAACAGCTATCACAGGTATAGGTTCTGACTCCCGCAAAAATATGGTGGTGGGCAGTACAACTGGCGGCGAAATAGTATCTTATCGAGCTGACAATCAGGTTGCTAGCGGAGACTTTATCGGAGCATTCCTGTTTGGACACGACGATAACACTGGCACTGAAGATCATTTTGCTGGGGTCTGGGCAAAAGCAACAAGTTCCGCTGGGCTTATGGACATCCATTTTGCTGGTGGGATTACAAACTACGAAACCGACACACCGCAGATGACTTTGGACAGCAGCGGCAATCTTGGGATTGGGACAAATTCGCCTAGCCCAGATTACGGCTCTGACGTAGCGCTAGAAATCAAAGGTGCAAGTTCCCCCGGCCTTGTAATTAATGACACAGGCCAAGCCGATAAGTATGGCATACATGCTGATAGCAATGACCTAAAAATCACTTATGGCACAGGTGCATTAGCTACATTCCAGAATGACGGTAACGTACTAATAGGTAAAACAAGCGCATCCGATTCGACTGACGGTATATGGCTAGATGGAAGCGGTAGATTATTCTCTACAAATACAAGTAACTACGCTGCTCAGTTTAGAAGAAATGGTAGTAACGGAGTTTTAATTCATTTTTACAACGATAATAGCGCGGCAGGAAATATTAGTATATCTGGGACTACCACATCCTACAACACCTCATCCGACTACCGATTAAAAACTGACGTGCAGCAAATTACAGGCGCATCTGAACGTGTCCAAGCGTTAAACCCAGTGAATTTTGAGTGGATTGCAGACGGCACTAGAGTTGATGGTTTCCTTGCACATGAGGCACAAGCAGTCGTCCCAGAAGCAATTACTGGTGAAAAAGATGCAGTCGATGCAGACGGCAATGCAGTAATGCAGGGCATAGATCAGTCCAAAATGGTCCCATTACTCACGGCTGCGCTGCAAGAGGCACTAACAAAGATCGACAATCTTGAGACACGACTAACGGCACTAGAAGGATAAGAAATTCAACCCTTAACCAAAAGGAGATCAACATGGCTGAGAAACAAACAAAATCCATTACGATCAACAATAAAAACTATACTGAAGAAGAACTGACGGATCAGCAAAAAGTTATGATAAATCATATCAAAGACCTTGAGCGCAAGATAGGCTCTGCACAATTTAATTTGGATCAACTACATGTTGGTAAGCAGGCTTTTGTAAAAATGCTGGCTACATCATTTGAGGCTGAAGTCGTAAACTAGGAATACTGAATAATGGATAAAAGAACTGTAGCGTCCGCGCATGAAAGGATTGATGGCTTGGAAAAAGAAGTCATTGCCATAAAGACTGAAGTAAAAATCCAGTTTAAGGATTTGTTTGGTCGCGTTAAACGTATGGAGTCAATCATGTTGGCTGCTACAGGTTCCATCATTGCGCTTTTGGTGGCTGTGCTTACTAAGATGGGTTGATGAAGTGGACCCTGTTAGCGCAATCGCTGCCGCCACAGCAGCCTATCAGGGTATCAAGAAGGCTATAGATGTGGGCCGTGATATTTCGGGCATGGCTGGCACTGTGGGTCAGTGGTCTAAGGCTATTAGCGATTTAGACTATATGGAAGAACGGGCGCGAAAACCTCCAGCCTATAAGATGTTCTCGAACACCCAGACTGACGCTATTGAGCTATGGGCGCATAAACAAAAAGCGAAGGAGATGCGTGAGGAATTGAAAAATTACATCAGTTGGCACTATGGACCAAGTTCTTGGCAGGAAATAGTAAAAATGGAGGCCGAGCAGCGAAAGATTCAGCGAGATCTGGTGTATAAAAAACAAGAGTTCTTTGATAATTGTCTCAATGGTATTATTATCGGGCTTCTGCTGCTCGGTGGTTTGGCATCTTTAGTGTTTGTGTTGTATTTGTACAACGAAAGAAACGGAAATTACTGATGTGGATTTTAGTCTGGTTTATGTTTACGAATGGAACGCTCGAACATTATGAGCTAGGTCAATTTCAAACGCGTGAGGCGTGTCAGAAGGCTTCGGATGATGCAAAAGTTTTGGTTACGAGCAGCACAATAGCGGTTTATTGTTTTGAGGTTACAACAGAATAAAAGTGGAAAATATGTTGTATATGACAAATGGGGAAAAGTTGTTATAATAACCAAAGATAAACGAGTAGCGGAGCATTGCTATGCCAAATACAATTCTTGATGATTGGAAAATTCTACCAAGATTAATGATGCTAGTGACAACTATTATGTATATTCGCTGCCTTGAATGGGCGCTGTCACAGCCAGATTTATCAGTATCTCAGGCGGGTTTAATATCAGTTGTCACTGGTGCTTTTACAGGAAGTTTTGGGATCTGGATGGGTAAGGAGTCTAAGTAATGTTACAGGCACTGATAGGCCCAGTCGCTAATTTAGCAGGAAGCTGGCTGCAAGGCAAAGCGGATAAGAACGCTGCGAATGCAGAGTTAAAGCTAACCGAGGCCAAGGCAAAAGCACAAATATTGTTGTCAGAAAAGACAAGCGTTGCCGATTGGGAACGCATTATGGCGGAAGGATCTAGGTCTAGCTGGAAAGATGAATGGTTCGTGATTATCCTGTCGATTCCATTGGTTCTTTGCTGGATTCCGGGTGCTGAAGGCTGGGTTGATCGTGGGTTTGAGCAGCTTAACAAAGCGCCAGATTGGTATTTTTATAGTTTAGGTTTGGCGATTAGCGCCAGCTTTGGTGTGCGAGGCGCAACCGCTTTGTTCAAAAGAGGGCGGTGATGGAAAATCTCAAACTACCAGTAGCATTGGTTGCAGCAATGGGTGCGCAGCTTGCTGGTGGCGTCTGGTGGGTTTCACAGCAAGCGTCAACAATATCGAGCCTCGAAGAAACCGTTAGTCAGCTTGGGTCTCGCATGGCAATTGAGGACAACGTCAATTTAAAACGAGATGTTAAGTCTAACGCCGGGGAAATTGAGGATATTTGGGACGATCTATCCGGCATGATGATGAGTATCAGTCAGATCAATTCGATCAAACAACGGATAGCGCTGCTTGAAAATGATCTGAAATACATCAACCGAGATCACAACGGTATGATGAACATGAAGGGTAAATAGAAATGAGTAATGCATTAAAGCTACTGCAAGAAAAGTGTGGGTGTAGCCCAGATGGAGCATTTGGCCCCAACACAGCGCGGAGTATTGTAAAGCATTATGACCTGTCTCCAGAACGTGGCTCGCACTTGCTTGGCCAAGTAATACATGAATCAGGCACATTTCGTTTTGTGAGAGAAAACTTAAACTATTCTGTGGAATCCATGATGCGTGTGTGGCCTAGCCGCTTCCCCACAAAAGAAAGTGCAGAGCCTTACGCACGAAATCCAAAGGCATTAGCTGAAAACGTATACTTTGGGAGAATGGGTAATGATACAAAAGAAAAAGCCAGTCTCTACATAGGGCGAGGATTTATTCAATTGACAGGATATAACAACGTAAAAGCCTTTGCGAGTGATATGGGTAGGCCAGAGGTATTAACAGATCCATCTCTTCTAGAAGAAGATTACGCAATGGATACAGCCATTTGGTTCTTCAAGGCAAACAACCTATGGAAAATCTGTGATGAGGGTGTTAATGATGATGCAATCAAACGTCTGACTAAGAGAATTAACGGCGGATATACAGGTCTAGATCATCGTATAAAAGAAACTAAAACAGTATATGAGTGGGTGAAGTAGAACATGCCTTTACAGCTTCTTAAATATGACCCCGGTATTGTCAAAGATATCACAGAGTATGCTGCTGGTAAAAATGGTCCATATTGGGTCGATAGTAACTTAGTTCGTTTTCGCAATGGGTATCCTACTAAAATTGGTGGTTGGCAAAACGATCAGATGTTTGGTCTAAACCCAGACGGATCAGTAAGTTCAACGACTGTTCTTTTGACTGGTATAGCACGAAAATCTGCATTTTGGAGGTCTAGCACAAACGGTGAAGATTACATGGCGATTGGCACACACAATCACTTGGTTATCCTTGAAAATGGCTATTTGTACGACATTACACCACTGCGTGATATATCAAACAATGCAACTACTACGACAGAGGCGTTGGATGCAACTGAAACAGAAATCGATTTGGCAAGTGTTGATGGCCTCACAACCACTGGCAATGTGTTGATTGAAAATGAAATAATTACTTACACAAATATTAGCTCACTTACTCTCACAGGCTGTACAAGGGGCGCACATAGCACAAGCGCGTCTGCACATGTAAATGGATCTACTGTAACTCAGACGCTTATAAACCCACTAGCCACAACTAACGGCAGTGCGGTTGTTACTATTACAGATTCTGCGCATGGCTGCGATACAGGTGATTGGGTTGCCATCAGCGGATCTACTGCAATTGGCGGCATAACTGCTGATGATATTAATTCTTACTACGGATACCAAGTTACAGTCTTAAATGCCAATAGCTACACCATAACGCTGCCAACAAATGCAACATCAACAGTTGCAGCGGGTGGGGGAAATTCAGTTGCAATAAAATACTTAGTCGGACTTCAAGACAAACTTGGAGCGCAAAGTTCTGATCCAGCACTTGGTTGGGGAGTTGGCGCTTGGGGGGCTGAAGCGTGGGGAACTGCTAGATCCACTTCTGAATCAGATGTTTCTCTAGATAATAGCTCTTGGAACCTAGATTTATGGGGTGAAGATCTAATTGCTACAGTCAGAAATGGTGCAATATATTATTGGGATACATCAGGCGGTACTGGTAATCGTGCTGTTTTAGCTTCTTCTCTGGCTGGCGCTGAAAGTATTCCATCTGTAGCGCGTGTCACTACAGTGTCATTCCCAGATCGGCACTTCATTGCTGGTGGATGTCAATCATATAGTGCTGATGGAGTTGGAAATTTAGATACCATGCTTGTGCGCTGGTCAACTCAAGAAGATTTTACAAAGTTTGGTCCAACTGCTTTAAACACAGCGGGTGATCAAAGGCTCGAAATAGGCACGGAAATTGTTGCAATAGCTTCGGCAAGAGAAGAGACCATCATATCTACAGATGAAGCTGTTTATGGCATGACCTTTGTTGGCGCTCCATTTATTTTCTCATTTAGATTACTCGCCACAGACGCTGGGGCAGCAGGACTAAACACTATGGTTGGTGTTGATGGCGACATTTTTTGGATGGGAAAGAAAAACTTCTTTTCTTACAATGGTATTGTAAAAGAGCTGCCATGCCCAGTGAAGTATTTTGTCTTTGATCGAATGCAAGAGCGATACATCGATAAAGTTGTGGTTGGCCACAATAAGAAATTCAAAGAAATAACTTGGTGGTATGTCAGCAATGACAACACAGCAGGGACAGTAAATCCAGAACCTGACAGTTACGTTACATATAACTATGTAGAGGGCGCATGGTCGATTGGCACAATGGATCGTACAGCTTGGCATGACAGTTTTGGTGCTAGAGAAGTTCCATTTGCGTTTGACCACAATGGATACCTCTACAACCAAGAGACAGGCACAAGTGCAGATGGCGCGGCCATGAACGCATACATCGAAACGTCACCAAGAGAAATCACGGCTGAAGGTGAAAACCTTTACATGGTAGATAAAATTGTGCCAAACGTAGATATGTCGGCAAACACGTCTATGGATCTTTACCTCAACACGCGCAAATACCCATCTGCGCCTGAAACAACCAAGGGTCCATTTGCAATGACCCAAGCGACAGAAAAAGTTAGTGTAAGAGCTAAAGGTAGACAAATGAGTGTAAAGTTCCAAACGACAGGAACTGAGGATGACTGGTCTTTGGGAGATTTTAGGATCAATACAAGAGTGGATGGATTGAGATGAGTACAGGAACAGGTTTAGCGGTTTTGCGACTACCATCTCCACCTGACAATTATAGTCAGGGTTACATGGCTCGACTGACCAATACGCTAGAACTTGAAAAACAAGCCACATATTTTGCTGCCTCAGTTGGCCTAACAGCAGCAGCAAATCAGGCTGAAGCCACAGCGTGGTTTATGGCGTAATGGCAAATAACTATAAAAATGCAAAAGTTGACTTAACAAGCACCAGCGTAACAACGCTGTATACATGTCCCGGTGCGACTACTGCTATTTTTAAATCTTTTTTGGTGTGTAATGATAGCGCTCATAACGATACAATTACTGTTACTATAACAGATGCAGACAGCAGTGTTTTTTCGGTGTACAGTGTAAAGGCAGTGTCTGGCCCTTCTACTGAAGAGCTATTAACTGGGCCGCTTGTGGTTCAAGAGAATGAAATTGTTAAGGTTACGGCAGCGTCAGCAGATCGTTTGCATGTTGTGGCTAGTTTTTTGGAGGTTAGCTGATGGCTATAATGACAAATGCATTTGAAGATGGCACAATCACGCTACCGACAATTGATGTCGGAGGGGTTGGGGCCAACTTAATACCTCAATTGAACCAAAATATTGGTGCATTAGCCAATGTTACTAAGTCTTCGATTGGTGGCTCTGTTACAAATGAAGATGGCACAATCACGCTACCGACAATTGAACTCCAGTCAAATGACCCAAATCTTGAACAAGGTCAATTGCAGAACTTATATGGCACAGACTTAATGCCATATTTTAATTGGGTGGAAGCAGTACAAACAGGGACATACACATATGACCCTGAAGATGACAATAAGATGCAAAAAGAAATCGATAGAATTAACAAAGAATTTGAAAAAAAGCATGGCATAAACGCACAGCAGGCAGCAATGCAACTCGAAGCTGAAAGGGCATCTCAAAAACTTGCAGGAGCAGCAGCGGCTGGAGTCGGTTCTAATTTTGTTACATCTTTGATTGGTCAGGGTGTTACTGACGATGTAGCAGGACCACTAGGTAGCGACTACGGATCGGCCTTCAAAGAATCTTTTGCAACCGTCAATCCATTAAATAAGTTTCTTGGAGGTAAAACGCCTAATTATACAGTTGGTGATAAAGAAATATTTTTAACTCCAAAAGAAGAAGTAAAATTAGAATTAAATCCAGATAATAGATACTCTCCAATAGAGCCAACTGGACTCAAAAAAGGCCAAGATTTCTTAGCGGCAAGCAATCAAGATTTAACTTTTGGTCAAAGATTAAATCCCTTTGCTGAAGGCGGTGGACTTACTTCTGGTGCTAAAGTCGCAGCAGGCGGCATGATTGCAGACACATTTGTGCAAGTGGCAATGGGTGCAGATCCAATGGATGCAATTAAAGATGCAGCAAAGACTACTGTTCTGAGTTATGTGGCAAATGCACTTATACCGGGATCTGGCGGTATCGTCAGGTTCTTATCGAAATTTTTCTAGAGGGAAAAGATTATGGCAGAAGAAATGAATAGAATGGATCGCCCACCCATGCCAGACATGGAAGGGGCTAACATGCGACAAGGCCAAGGTGAGGCTCCTAACATTGACAACGAAACAGTTGCAATGGCGCAAGAAAACATCAAAAGGCCATCTGAAAAGATTGCGGCAGTTCTAGTCGCTCGACTTGGTTCTATGACAGAAGAGCAATTAGCTATGCTAGACAGAGCCATAACGCCAGAAGCAGCAGAGGCATTAATAATGTTACTGCCAGAGCTGCGTTCTCTCATTCAAGCGATTGATTCTGACGGCGCAATGTCCCAGCCCCAAGCACAAGCCCCCCAAGCAGAGGCTCAGATGGGCGCGTTAGGTGGTATGGGTTAATGATCAGAATGGCGAAAGCTGAAGATTTTTCTGAGATTTACATGATGTTGAAAGTCATGCATTCAGGAACTATTCGAGGCACGTCACCAGTCGATCCTGAGACACTAAAATCAGCAATTAAAAATGCTTTGCATAAGGGCGTTATATTAATTTTTGAGTTGAATGGAAAAATAGCTGGATCAATCGCAGGCATGGAGACTTCTGATTGGTGGTCAAAAGAGAAATACTTAGCTGATATGTGGTTTTTCGTTTATAAAGAACATAGAAAGTCAAATATCGCGGTACAATTGATAAAGAGCTTTATGCAATTCGCGCAGATAGCAAATATCAAAATTAAATTAGGCCATGTCTATTCGGGAGATGGTGAGCGTAAAGATAAATTTTATGAGCGACTTGGACTATCTAAGGTTGGTTCGCTCTACATGGAGGCTTAAATGGGCGGTTTTTGCACACCATCATACACTGCGTTACCCGATGCAGGAGAAACTGTCGAAGGCACAGAGATACCAGCATGGGTTGCCGCTGCTGGTCGTGAGATCTTCAATTCAGCCACAGGTATAGCTGGATCTCCCTATCCAAATTATACAGGTGAGAGAGTGGCGACTTATGGCGGTAATAAACTGACAGGAGATGAACGTGCTGGGATGAATATTCTCAGACGAGGCGCACAGAATTATGTCCCATACATGAACCGCGCAACCAGTGTGGCAAACACATTGGGTCAGGGTTATGACTCTATGAGTCGCTCTGAATTGATGGGTGATCCATATAGTGGAGCGAGCAGAGATTATTTAGAGGGAGATTTCGAGGGAATGTCTTCTAGAAGACTTCTTGGAAAATATAACGGCGCATCCCGAGATAAACTCATGGGGCAATACGATGGTGCGACGCGAGAAGAATTACTTGGCGAAGGCGTAGATCCATTCTCAATGGAAAGCGCACAACCATACATGGACATCTATCAACGGTCTATGGACCCAGCTATTCGAGAGATTGAAGAACAGACAATACAAGCGCAGAACCAAGCTCGTACAAGCGCAGCTAGGAGTGGAGCGTTTGGTGGGTCTAGACTTGGTATCCTAGAAGGTACAGCGGCTGGCGAAGGCGCACAGGCTGCTGGTAATCTCCGCGCACAAGCAGCGCGTGAGGGTCTTGGATTTGCGGCTAGTAGATATGACCAAGATGTTGCTCAGTCAGAGCGTGATCGGGCAGCTCGCTTCGGCGCAGAAGATGTTATGCGCGGTCAGTTTATGGAAGACCGTCAAGGTCGATTTAGCGCAGAAGACGTTATGCGTGGGCAGTTCATGGAAGACCGTCAAGGTAGGTTCTTAGCAGAAGACGCAAGGCGGCAACAAGCAGAAGCAGATCGGGCAGCTCGATTTGGTGCTGAAGATACTATGTATCGTCGCTACGGCGATCAACGTGCCGCAAGATTTGGCGCAGAAGATGCACTACGGTCTGGGTTTGAGACAGATGAGGCGGCTCGTATCGCGCAAATGGATGCATACAGAGGAATGGGTTCTGATGTAATGAACCTACAAAACCAAGCCGCTGCTGGCTTGATATCGTCTGGTGAGGCTCAACGGATACTAGATCAACGTGCGCTAGATCTGGCTTACGCTGATTACCTAGACCAGAAGGCATACCCACAAGAGATGGTAAACTTCGCACTTGGCGCACTGTCTGGCACTCCATACAATACTATAAATCGTGGCTACAGTTTGGGTACATCTTATCAGCAAAATCCATCGATTTATGGACAGGGAATAGCTGGTCTTGGTGCATTGTACAGCGGCTATAAAATGATGAATAGCTAAAGAGGGTCGGTCAAATGGTAGATAGCAAAGTACGTCTTGGCGTAACAGGAAGTCAGATCGGTGACTTGGGTGGCAATGGTGCTTTGGCCCCTATTTTGACACAGTTGGGTGGTGCTAAAGGTGGCCAAATGGCTATGGATTACGCCAGACAAATGTATCCTGACGCACCAGAGGCAAATCCTTGGGAAGCTGCATTGCAATTCTTTTTGGAAATGGGGCGCGGTGCATCTCAGCCCGGTGCGACTGTGTTGGGTTCTGCTGTTGGGGCAGCACAGGCTCCAGTTGACTATCTAAATGCAAAGAAAAAAGAGAAGACAGAAACAGACCGCGCGCGGATGCAGACTGCGTTGCAGTTGGCTCCAAGTTTGAAGCCAAAAGTTGGCACATATAAAGATCCAAAAGAATATAGCATCTCTATGCCAATTAAAGATGCTGACGGTAAGATAACTGGCTATGAAACTGCATATACAGATTACTTGACAGCTAAACAGTTTGATGAGCTAAAGAACCAAGGTGCAAGATTTACTAGCGTTGACAAGACTTCTAAAGACAGCACCCGAATGGATGTTATTCTTAAAGGGGTTGCGGATGATCCAAATACACCTGTTAATGAAAGCATCACAAGTATTCCTCGCAATTCTTTTGACCCCAACCTACACCTTCCAACCTCCGCTCTTCCAAAAGATCCATCATCATCCACCTTCAAAGAGCGTAAGTTCTTTAAAACTGGCTTTGATCCTGTTGTGGTTAAAAATCAAACTGATGCAGCACAGTTTGAAAAACAAGGTTGGGCTGCTGTGCCACCAGAAGGTTGGACCGATAGTAAAGGCGAAACAGCAGAAGATGCAGCAGAGGTTCAATCAAGCAAAATACTTGATAGTGGTGTTGTTATTTATGCATTTAAAAACGGCACGCGTAAAGTTGTGGATGGTCTTGGCAACGAAGTAACTGGTGAAGCAGCGCAAAGAGCCATTACAGAGGCTGAAGAGCGTGGCATTGAGCTTCAAGGTGAGCGATCAGGTGCAAGACGTGCTGGCACTGTTGGTGTCGATACTGCACTTGCTGCGTTTGAAAAAGTTGGTGAGATCAGAACAAACATTGCCAACCTAGAAGAAGCGAAAAGACTTCTTACCCCAGAAGATCAAGGCGGCGGTGGTGCAAACTCTGGTCAGCTTGCTGATCTATTGCCCAATTGGAAAGCCTCAACAATTGCTCTTGAAAACGTCAAAAACCGTCTTGGTTTAGATGTTGTCGGATCTGTTACTTTCGGCGCACTAAGCGAAAGCGAATTAAACATGGCGCTTAATACAGCATTGCCAACAAACATGCCAGAAAATCAGTTGATTGATTGGCTGCAAGAAAAAATTGAGGCTCAGAATAAGTTAATGGCTTATTTAAATGAGCAGGCAATTTTCTTATCTGATGGTGACAAGACAATTGGTGATTGGCTACGCAAGAAGAAAGCTGATCAGGAAGAATCTAGACGCATTGACGCAAATCGCAGGAAAATAAAAAATAATTTCAATTTTTCTGTTATGCCAATTCAACAATTGCGAGAAATTGATACAGACTCTTTGACCGATGCTGAATTTGATGCGTGGGATAAACGAATGACTGAGTTAGGGTTTTAATCATGGCCACAGAAGAACAGCGCAGAGAAGCAAAAAGACGCCAAGCAAAAGCACGGCAGCAAGCCGCTCTGGGTACTGAAAACATTGACCCAATGCTTCCCCCACCCGCTGATTCTGACGATTTTAGTTCAGTAGAAACAGAGCAAGGGCCAACAAACCTACGCGGTAAGTTTTCAGCTCCGGGGTTCGATTTGGCTGCTCAAGCGCAAACTGAAGGCGTTGTCGATGTGCCAGATCAGATGGCCTTATACTCTGAAGACGGTCTTCAAATCCCTATTCCACAGGTCATTCAAAATATCTTAGAATTTGCTGGTGATGTAGGAGCGTTTGCTGGTGGTAAGGCCTCTGGCTCTTTAGGTTATATCGTAGGCGGCATGGCTGATATTGCCGTAAAAGCTGGCATGAGCGAAAGTGGTGCAAAACGTCTAGCCAGAGACATTATGGCAATGCCAGATGCTTTTGCTGGATCTCTTGGAACTATTGCAAAGCCAAGAGGCTCTAGAGGAAGCATAAATAAAACTATTGATAAATTTACAGACGCTGAAAAGAAAGCTCTTGAAGACGCTCTTCCTGACACGTCAATCCCTATTGATACAATTCAATTGACGCCCAAAGAGCTTGGCACATTGTTGCGGCAAGCATCTAAAGGTGGGATTGGTTCTCAAGCTGCAATTGAAAAGCTGGCAAAAGAGGCCAAGACAAACCCAGAAGCTGCTGCTGCCGCTGCGCGGCTGGGTATTGATTTACCACCTGACGTTCTTAGTGATAATCCTTTGCTCAAGAATGCTGCCGCGATGACTCGTGACTTAAAGGCATCTGAAGCAGCAGGACAGTTCGAGACTATTGTGATAAATGCCTCTAATGCCGCAGACGAAGCGATGGCAGCAATCAACGCAAGCCCAGATCTTGCTTCCGTTTCAGATAAAGTTTTTAGAAATATTACAGCATCTCAAGCTGCTCTTAAAAAAGCTGCTGGAGATTTGTACAACGATGTTGACGCTCAAGTTCCAAAATCAACTTTAGCTTCTGGGAACAACACTGTCATTTTGCTTGATGAGCTGACTGATGAATTGGGAGGTTTGGACAATCTCAGCTCAACAGAAAGGCTACTTTTTGATAAACTGACGAACCCAGATACACCACTAACATATGCTGCTTTGATTCGTCTAAAGCAAGATATTGGCCGTGGAATAGGTAGAGGTCAGGGTCCATACGGAGATGTGAACCAATCTGCGCTTAAACGCATGTATGCAGCTTTATCTGAAGACCAGCTTTTAACTGTTGATGAAATTGGAGGTGCAGACCTTCGAGCAAAATTACGTTTAGCCAATCAGACTACAGCTAAACAAAAAGCTCTTGAAACCCGAATTGTAAATGCTTTTGGAAAAGAGCTTGAGGGTAGCATTGCTTCAAAGCTAAGAACTGCCGTTACAGCAGGGACTAGGGGTGATGTTGGTGGCCTAAATAAAATTTTAAAAGTTATACCGAAAGATCTTCAAAAAGAAGCGATTGCAACTGCAATTAACTCTCTATCGCTTCCCGGTGGTGCAAGCGACTTGCCGTTTGGCTTTGCTCAGTATGCAAAGACTATAAAAGGTCTAAAACAGAACAAGCCGATATATAACAAAATTGTCAGCATACTTGGTCCTGACAGTGATCAATTCCTTACTGATCTGTTAAATGTATCTCAGCGAATCACTGAAGCTCGCGGTCGTGTATCTCAGACTGGTAAGGCTAACCAAGCTATGATCTTGGAAGGCTTAACTGCAGAAAATATTGCGATGAGAGTTTGGAACAGCTCATTGGGTCGCAGGGTTGTCCGTGGAGCTGCTGCAGGCGGTGGGGTGGTAAGTGGTGGTCCAGCAGGAGGGGCTGCTGCTGATCTTATCACTGATGTATTGCTTAGTTCAGGTAAAACTGATCGGGTAGCTGCCGCTGGTAACTTGCTCAATAGCTCTGCCTTCAAGAGCCTTGTGGATGCTGACTTTGCGGCTAATCAAGTTGCACTGCAAACCGCTCTAGATAAACTTGAGAGATCTCCAGCTTACAAGCGTTGGTTAAAGAGTGTTGAAATGGGGCCGGGAGCTGGACGCGCACTTCTGGAAACGGCAGTTGTTGCAGGAGCTGATGGTCAAATTGCTCCCCCAATGGCACAGCCTGTTGAGGAAGTTAACGACTCTCCAGCCTTACAAAGTCTGATCGAAAACATGGACCCAAACGTATCAACCAGAGTACAAAGCGCAGCCCAGTAAGACTACCAGTCCTTAAAGCTGTCCTGCGCCTCATACGCCTCTACATAGGCATCTATCTGCGATTGGGACATATCCCTGCTTTCAATGCGCTTGCCTTCGTAGGAGCCGCTAGGCCACCAGTGTGGGTTCATTCTGCGCCCATAGTAAGCGTCGGCACTTCCCCTATCGGCGGGTGATCCATGTTCATTTACTTTCATTTCATTTCCTCTCTAAAATGGTGGCTGATCGCCGTTTTCGGATGGGAGCCACACGATATCAAAACCGTGTAGCGCCAAGATAAATTCGCGGAGATTTTTACCGTACATTATTAGTAATCTTCCCCATTTACTTTTACTTTTGTGGGGCGCTGGATGATGGTTTGCTTTAATCCATCACGGACGCCATGCTCTTTGACTTTTGCCATGAAAGTCACTTGAGCGCCTTTGCCCCAGTATTGTGTGCCTTTGTAGATGATGACGTTGTCATCAGCATCACGGCAGATATGAAGGTGTGATATGCCATAGATGCCTTCCAGATCCACGATATGCTTCACTGTGACTGTGAAAGCCTGACGCTTGCCCACTGTGCCAACAAACTCACACTTGCCATCTCTGGTAGCCCACTCAGCGGCTTGTGCGGCACGTTTGTCCAGCACCTTGACCATAGCGTTACGCATATTGGGTGTGGGTTGGCCGTATGTGTTGATACCTTTTTTAACGGCTGGGAAAAAACCTTCGTCTTCTGGGCTGTAGTTAACCAAGAAATCGATGATCTCTTGGGCGCGATCATCAGTGGCGATCCAGTTTACGCGCTTAGTGTGAGCGGCATTAGCCAGCTTGCGAGCTTCGATTGAAGAGTAATAGCTATGCTCATATTCGTGTGTCGGGTCGTATGCCATTTTGATTTCCTCTCTCTCTCTACATTATAGATAGTGACAGTTGTCACAGATTACAAGGGGGGTAGGCAAAAAAAAGGGGCCGAAGCCCCAATTAATTTATGCTGCCTTTTTTTGTTGGTGCCGCTCAATTTCTTGGAGCTTCCCCAAAACTTCCCACCAAGCATACGAGCAGTGGCCTTCGATTACGCCAAGATCTGCATAATCGTCTTCACTGTCGTAATCGATCCAGTACGCATTATCTCCATACCCAGAAGGCTCAATGGTGATCTCCATGCCCATCTTCTTTGCTAGGCGTTGAGCTTTGCCACGATCCCTGTCCGCACCACACGCCACACGCTTTGGCTTTATAGCCTCGCTGGGTTTAGTAATCGCGCCCATTGATGTAAGCTCATAGACTTCGGCTACACGCGCACGGCGTTTTACCTTTTTGTCTTTGATGCTGACCACATCACCAACAATCCCACAAACGTAGCGGCGTCCTTGAACCAGTTGCCAGTGCCAACCAGCAACGATCAAAAACACACGATTGGCTGTGCGTTCTTTGACTGTAGACTTGAGCCAGCCAGCTAGTGTCACTCCACTGCTACGATCAAGATCAAGTCCAAATGTTTTGTGCTGACCTCTAATGCCACACATCTCAAGAGATCTTATGACTTCATGTGTAGTTGAGCCTTTGATGCATTTGCGTCCACCAACATGACGAATCAGTCGAGCAGCCTCTCCAGTAGTCATACCAGTGACTGCGCTGATGACGGCTGGGCCACAGTAGCGATTGCGGTCTGCTGCTTTTTTGCCATTGTTGACTGATTTGATGTTTACATTTTTCATAGTGTTTCCTCTCTCTCTACATAACTAACATATGACAGTTGTCACAGATTACAATAGAGGAAGTGCATTTTTTTTAAATTAAATTTTTACGCCTTCGCGCTGTAAGGATTTTCTGTATTTTTTTAATTCATTACATGCTCTGAACATGTCCTGCGTGACGTTGGGGTGAGCGACAATTCGAAGAGCCTCGGTTTGGCATGTATCAACCTGCTGTCTCAAAAATCTCAAGTGCGCTTTCTGCTCTGGCCGTAAAGATTCATCACCCATTTTTTCTATCCTTCTCTAGTTTCTTGCCACCTTAAATGCTCTGTTAATTCTGCAACTAAATGTTTGAATTGATCAGGATCGATCTTCGCAACCCTCACCCCTTCTTCATAAATATTCAGTCCATCGTCTTTAATTGTCCAGTGATATTTTAATTTCATTTTTTAAAATCCATAATCTGCTTCGAAGCATCCTTCGCGCCCTTGCCCACAACCACGCAGTGGCCAATCCCCTCAAGGTACGCAATCATGTCTTTTTGATCGGGGGAAAGTCGCCCACCGCGTTCTCGTTTCATCTCCACCCACAAGTTCCACTCAGGAATAAACAGGTCTGGAACCCCAGCCACAACACCCTCTGCCTTGAACTTTTTGCCAGCAGAGATCGATCTCTTGCCGCCGTTTGGAATTGCGAAGATCAAAACTCTTGGAAAATTAGCTCGAAACCAATTAACAAATCCAACCTGTTCATCGTGTTCAGAAGGGTATCTCGTCACCGAAACGATTGAAGTCCTTACTTTGCGCCTCATTTTTTATCTCCACTTGGGTATAATCAAACTCTACAACCTCTTTATATTTTGGATTGTGGGTGGATGGTTTAATTTTTATTCGACTGGGCGTTGTCCAAAAATGACATTCGTTTAGGGCGTCATCAGTCGTGTCAGCCTCAGAATTTAATAAGCGCTTACGCTGCTGATATTTGCCTGACGCATAGCCGCCGTGATCTGGGCAAAGCCATTCCGAGACCTCTTCAAAAAAACCATATTTGTAAGTGACTTTCACACTGTCAGGTTTACCAGCCTTGCTGTGCCGACGATATTTAACGTCATCAACGTCAACCCACTCAGACTGCACCTGTGACGATAGCATAGCCCCACGATAGCTGCTTGCGCTGTGGTTGAGTGTCGGAGCAGGGAACTCAAACCCACACGATGGACAGATCTGACAGGCTGCGTGAACCATCGTCTGGCAGCTCTCGCATTGTTTTGCAGGGGCTTCTCCATCCCCCGCGCCTGCCGATTTGTCCTTTGGCTTTACCTTATCGATGAAGCCATGCCGCTCGACATTCTGGCCGTAGTCCAAAATCAGGCAATTTTCCTTGCCGTCAGCAATCCGCGTCCCGCGCCCAACCATCTGAACATACAAGCCAGTCGAAGCTGTCGCTCTAACAAGCGCAACCAGATCCACTTCTGGATGATCGAAACCTGTGGTCAGCACGTTCACATTAATCAGGCATCGCAGTTGACCGCTCTTGAAGTCAGCAATGGTCCTCTCGCGCACAGCACTGCTGTCGCCACCTGTCACCACACCAACGTCTATCCCCTGCCCCTCGAACTCATCAGCCAACATATTTGCATGATTTATTCCACTACTAAACACCAGCCAGCTTTTTCGATCAGACCCCAGATCTACAATTTCTTCGACAGTTGATTTGACCAATTCTGGATCAGACGCAGCCGTGGCAAGCTGGCTTTCGATAAACTCACCGCCTCGCTTGCCAACACCTGTCAAATCAATCTGCCTTATACCACCCTTCGAGATGACCGGGGAGAGATATCCCTGCTCCATCAGCATCCCCACAGGTATGTCATGGGCAATCCCATCAAAGATTCTGCCCTTTCCTTGATGCAAATATCCTGTGTCTAATCTGTACGGCGTGGCTGTAAGCCCAACCACTTTCACCAGTGGATTGCAAACTTTCAGATCGGCAATAAATCGATTGTATCGTGTCTCAGTATTTTTGGGCAATAGGTGTGCCTCATCGATCAAAACCAAGTCAGGAGCTGGCACAATGTCATACGCCCTCTCCCAGACGCTCTGGATGCCTGCAAACGTGATTGGGCGGTCTAGAACCTTCTGCTTCAACCCTGCGCTGTATATGCCAAAATCAGCCTCTGGGTAGAGTTTTAGCAGCCCACTTGCGCCTTGCTCCAGAAGCTCTTTCACATGCGTCACAACCAGAACTCTAGTGTCAGGATAGCTCATGGCATCCTTAATCAACTGCGCGATAATAGCCGTCTTGCCAGATCCTGTTGGCGCAACGATCAACGGATTATCGCCAGCCTTTCCAGCCCAGTAATTGTACAGACCATCGACAGCCTCTTTCTGATAATCTCGAAGTTCAAACGTCATTGACAATTCTCCCTAAAAAATCATCCGCATCTTGGACGGCGCGTCTTACATCATTTTTTTTGCCCATCACTTCCATGACAATATTAATTCCAACGTCGCTTTGAATTTTTGGCCAATTTTCGTGGCGTGAATATAACATCACCAAATTCAATATTATACACACCAATTCCTCATCACTAATTTCATCTGGCATGGCGTTAATAATTTTTCGTACCAACTTTTGAAGGTTCCTGTTATCACTCATCACGCATCCTCGATTCAAATATCTCGCGGCTGTTGTTTTGATTGCGGATTATCTCTCCGCTGTCCAGATCCTCATAATCAACAAAATCATCACCAGCGTCTGACACCTCTAGGTCTGGCGGCATGATCTGTGGGATGTACAAATGCTCATCACAAGTGACAGTAGGCTTACCCTTTGAACAGCTCCAAGTGCCATCTTGCTCTGGCGTCACATGGCTGCACGTCCGACAGCTAACCTCTGGAATCTTGCAGCCGTGGCACACAGCCCAGTAGGGGCAAAACTTGCACTGCCAATTACTCGGATCATCGTGCAGTTTATCTGGCGGTAGGGCAGAGAATACAATGTTCTCAGCCTTGCTAATCAGCGCCTTGGCCTCTGCCTTGTCGAGCTTGATCCTCTCACCATAGATCTCATCTGTGTTTTTGTTGACAGCTATAAAATAACAGCGATCCATTTCAGCGAGATGCATACCAATCTGGCATTGCGCCCAGTAGATTGGTTTGGATTTCTGGACGCCCATATTTTTGGTGGCCTTGAAATTTTTGTCGTTCAT